GAGTAGCTAGTATTGTATTTGCATTCATTTATAATCGTCTTTTTATAAATGAATTACTTTCTAAAGGTTATGAAGGTGCAGATCAATCATCTAAAGATATCCTTATTTCAAAAAATTTTACCATTTAAAAAAATTCAGTAGTGTAATTATGTTTTTAGTCACCCGATCGTGGCGTACATAAGTAACCAAATTATGTTAAGTTTTCATCAACGCAGAAAAGCTTGGGTCGCTGACGTTTCCTAATAAAAAAAAACACACCTAATGCAATGCTTACCAGCTTTACAAGAAAAAACTTTCAGAATTTTATCAATTCCTTTGAAAAAACAGGTCTAAGCAGACAGTAGTTAAAAGAAAAGTAGATATCCATCAGGCACATTAAGAGAAGCTCATGCCAATTATTTGATTAATAAAAGTCCAACCCAACGTTTAAATATTGTATATACAAAAGTAGCAAAAGATTCTGATCTCAAATTATTAGAAAAAAAGAAGATATAACTTAAATACTAGCTGAAACATCAAAAAAATCTAACTCTGACCAATTTTTTATCACAACTATTCTAAAATTTATGGCCCATTCGTGGCCATAACGTTGAAAAACATGTAAAAACAGGTGGAACAAATAAATGTGTGTAATGCCCACCCCCTTGTGGGAGTATGAAAAATCCCGATATATCAACTATGACGATATATCGGGAAATCTATTAAATAATGCCCCAAACAGGCATACGTAAAGCCTATATTACGGGCTTTACGACGTTTTGTTGTGCGATTGTTGTGCGATTAAAGGCATAAAAAAAAAGCGCCCAACCAATTAAGGCTAGACGCTTTTAGTTTATTTATTAATTAGCTGCTTGTAATTTTGCTAGGTTAGCTTGTGCATCGGTAGCAGCCTTTTGAGCTGCGGCAAGTGCATCGGATTTAGCTTTAGCAGTTGCGGCCGCTTGAGCTGCCTGTGCTTTAGCTTCGGCTTGTGCTGCAGCTTGCTTTTCTTGCTCTTCAGTCATTTGCGGATAAACAACATTTAACTCGGCAATCGCTTTTGAGTATTCGTCTTCCACGGCATTTTGAATCGTAGTAAGATCAGCCTTTTTAAAACCTAATTTAGTAAGAGCTGATACAACGAATTCTACCGCCTTAGATTTTTTAGCTTCTCCTTCAATATAGCTAACCATGCCTAGCTTTTGTACGGCAACAACGGCATCGTGAGCCAGTGGAGCTAACAAAGCAACAAACTTGTTAGCTTTCAGCAATTTAACAACATAAGCACCAATAATAGGCACAACTGCTACAGCAATAGCAACGACTAATTCAGCAATATTTTGTACATCCATTTATTTAATTCTCCTTAATAATTTAATTTTTGTCCGATGTAAATAAGATTTACGTTTGAAATAGAGTTCTTTGATTTAAGGCTTGAAACACTTGTATTTAGCTTAGAAGCAATTGCGCTCAATGTATCGCCAGACCTGACATAATAAACACGGCTTGGTGCAGCATAAGTAGTACCTGATACCCGTAATTTCTCTCCAGGAATAATGATATACGGGGAACGGATGCCATTCAGTGAGGCCAACGCTTGATAACTTTTGCCATATTTAGCAGCTATTCCACTCAATGTGTCTCCACTTTGTACTGTGTAGTAACCGGTTGAACTAGAACTAGTTAATTTAGCAGCCGTTGAGGTAGTTAGTAGAATTTCAACGTTACTCTTACTAATCCAAGAATCAATGCCATCAAGCAAAACATTATTGCCAGAAACTTGAGCTACTTTATAAGATTTGCCTTTTACCCAGCTAGGAATTAATTCACCAGTTGCCCACTTAGAAGCACTAAAATTAACCTTAACTGTATAGCCAGCAGCAATGCTTGATTTAGAAGTATTATTGGCCGTCTGTCCTGCTTTGATTGCAGTGGTTGAACTATCAGTCTTTACGGCTGTGCCGCCGGTTGAAGCTTTAGTGGTTCCTTTATAGCCGTTATCGGTAATCCCGGTTAAATCAATGTCACCGTCTAAACCACCGGCTTTATAAGTCGATGTAAATTGAAAGATATGAATATTGTCAAAACTTGGGAAGTAATTGTAGTTCGGGCTAGTTGTTACGTTGTAGTTAGGATATTCGGCCATCCAAAGCGGATAAGTTTTAGCAATTGAAGCTAGATCCAAATGAGCAGTTAAGAAAGCTTTATAACCGTACAAAACCGGTGTATAACCTGCAGCCTTGATTTTAGCCAGAGCATATTCAACACTTGCCGTGTTCGGATTGCCAACTTCTACATCCAAGGCCACGATTGAGCCTTTAGGCGTTTGGACTTTTGGCAAGTAGTAGTTAAGCATTGCATCGGCTTCAGTATTTGAACTAAAGTCGGCAAAGATATACGTATGTGCCCGTTTGCCTTGGGCAATCGTACTTGCAACTTGCGTAGCATAAGTGGATTGCGGAGTAAATTCACCTTCGTAATAACCACCGATCTGAACAAGAGCGAACTTGTCGGATGCTTGGCCGAACTCGGCTGTGCTTGTCTGATAGTGGCTTAGATCCACCCCTTGATCGCCTTTGGCCGCAAAGACCGGTGAAGCAATCGCAAAAGCCGATAAAGCCGAGATTGTTATTAAAATTGTATTTAACTTTTTATGTGTCAATGAAAAATTACCTCCAAAATAAAAGCACTGGCTAATTAGGCCGGTGCAAACATATTTTTTAAACTATTAAATTGTTTATTTTCCATTTGTAAATTCTTTCCAATCCTCTAACGTATGAATGCGTTTCTCATGATCAGACTCTTTTTCATCTATCTCTTGGATTTTTTTGAAATCATGATCTAACATTTCGGACTGTTTTTTAACACTTTCATTGAGTAAATGGACTGTTTCGTTTAACGACTCAGTGGACTCTTTAAAGTTGTCTGTGAAGAATTTATTTAATGTTTTTCTGAATATGGCATAAATGGATCCCAGCAGGCCAATGCCTGTTGCGATCAACATTAGCCAAGACCTAATGCCATCCGGATTCATGTATTAACTCGCAGGCGTGACGTCTTGTGATGCCGCTTCATCAAAAACAGACTTTTCAAAGTCGGCAAAATCTGCTTCAATTTGAGTACGATTGGCACTAAATCCTTGTACGTTAATAGGATTGACCGAAAGGCTGACGTTACTACCATTGACCGAACCATTGAAATAGGCAATTTGGCTGCCATTAGCGTCTTTGCTTTGAGCATTGAAGCTCTGTGATTTATTGATTTCCATTATTTGTCTCCTTGATTAATAATTTTGATGTGATTTGCATCGACCGTGCCTGATTCAAGAACACTGTTCCCGTGAAAAATAATTGAATGATCTGTGATTTCCATACTTTCTTTTCCTATCATTTCTTAGCCTCTTTTGTTTCTTCAATTGGTTCAAAAGCGTCCATAAAGGCATCAAAACCATGTAAGTTTTGTGGATCGATGTCTTGGTCAAAGCTTGCAAAATAGTCTTTGATGACACTAAATTCTTCTTTGTAGCGTGGCTGAATTTCAGCCGTTTCATCAAACATGTCTTTATGAGCTTGCTGATAATCGACTTGTGCAGTAGGCAAGTCAACAGGCCACGTAATGCGCCCCTGGTCATCGACTGAACCGCCGAATTGTTTGACTAAATCTTTTTCAGATTCATACAAGTCTTTGGCAATTTCAGCCAGCGACTTTTGAAACTTTGCCACGCCACGAGCCACCTTTGCAGGCAACTTCAATGAACCTAAAAAGTTTGCAACTGGGATAATATCTTGATTCTTGATTTCCATATTTTCTCCTAAATAAAAAAGCCTATGCGGCTTTCAAAGTTTTTATTTTGTTTTCTAATTCTGTGACACGTTGCTTTAGTGTTTCAACCTTGCTGTCTTCTTCTTTCAAACCCAAAGCCACAAGTGATGTAAATGAATATTGATCAACGCCTTCTTGGTTTAACAATGACTGTTTCATCAAGCATTTTAGCGAATTCTTCGTTATATTCATCAGGAGCAATATTGTTATCCTGCTTTGGCCAAGAAATTTGACCGCTGGATTTATTAATTTCTCCGCCATATCTTTTAACTAATTCTTCTTGTGACTTTCCCATTGGCTTTGTAGCGTCTACAAGAAGATCGTTTAGCCTGACAAGAGCTCTAGTCGCTTGTGCAGAAATACCGGACTCGGCAAATGCCGAAATAAATCGCATGACCGGTTGTATTTCTTTGTTCTGGAATTCCATAAATATCCTTTCTGTCCAATATTATAATAATCACTTAAATTTTAAGCTGATTGCAACATTTTAACCTGATTTTCAAGTTCGTTAACCCTTTTCTTTAGTTTCTCAACTTTGGAATCTTCTTTTTTGATTGCTAAGAACGTTAGAGAAACGGCAGAGTAAAGATCAACACCACCATCATCTTTCATAATGCTCGGCAAATAGTATTTACTTTGCTCGTTTACATCATCAATAATAGCAGTTAAATGTTCCTTATCGTTTGGTTGAGACTTGAATTTGATTAATCTAATATCGGTTTTATTAATTTCATTCAAGGCATCATACTTATATTCTCCAAGAACATTCTTTTTAGAAAGCAGAGATGTATAAGTGGTGCTTACAACTTCAATTTTTTTGCTGAACCAGAAATGATCAGAACTATAGAAGTTCATAGAAGCACCAGTTGAATCTACTTGTATTCCATAAGCAGAACCCGCCGTACCAAAGTGAATTTTTCCGTTTCCTGTGCCAGCACTATTAGAAAACACAACATCAGTTGAATTAATATAAATAGTTTGGCCAGTTACGTTGTATCTAAGAGCAAAACCTACAGAATTTTCATCAGTTGTTGAATTGCGATAGGCAAGCCCAACATTAGCAGCGTTCCAATAATTACCAGAAGAAGAATTATGAGTAGTTCCACCCATTCCAGGTGTATTAGCAATTAAGAATACTCCGCCGCCATTAGTAGAATCATATGTCGTAATTAAGCCGCCAACACTGATCGCTTGTGTAGACGATTGCGTGGCACTCATTTCGATATAGCCATTATAAATGTTTGTATATAACAAACTATTTTCGTCTAACATATGGATGCCGTCTGCTTCCATGGTCATCAAATTTGATCCATAAAATACAGAGAATGAATAGGCATTGATCAACATTTGACCATCAAGAACTCCAGCGGACGTATTTTGCTGGATCAATACACTACCAGAATTAATTTGAACCACAGAAGTTTTATCACTAGATGAAAGATTAAGAATTCCATTATTCACGGCAATGTAATTCGCATCAAGCGAATTGACGCTCATTGAATTAGCTTTAATGTTTTTGCCATCAAGCAAAGCGGTTCCTTTAATTGTTGAATCACCTAACTCGGCGGCAAACTGTTTAATCGCTAGCCAGCTCATTGAAGCCATAGCATAAATATTTACTGAATCTCCGTTATTAATAATGTCGGGAATTGAATATTTAGGCGTTGAATTAACGTCATCGATAATCGGAGACAATTGGGTAACTTGGTCTGGATCATCATTGAAATAATATTTTTCTATATCTGTTGCTAAAATATCGTCAATAGCTTCGGTTGTTCCCATTTCTCCAATAATTGTTTTTAGAGAAAGTAGTGAAGTAGAAGCTACCGAACCATTAACCACGATTTTATGGCTGAACCAGAAATGATTTTGTGTATAGAAATTAAGTGATGAATTATAGTTGTCCGCTTTAATGCCATAATTAGTACCAAAGAATGACAATTGTCTAGATTGGTTAGTGTTAGAAGCATCGGGGGCAACCAAAATATCACGGTAAAAGTTCCAGGCACCAAGCTCGCCCACCTGGCTCCCTTTGGACATGCCGGAATCCATCCAGACTAAAGTACTTCCAATTCCGTTACCAGTAAATGCTAAGAATCCATTCGATGTATAAGTCCCCATATAAGTTCCATATGAAGATGTTGTACCACCTGATGAATCGCCCCACTTAGTAACATTGAAACCAAATTGCCCGCTACCTTGATAAACTGTAAAACCACTAGAATTTATTTTGGCAGTATTAGATGAAGTAATAAAGTCGATTTCAGAAGCAGTTATAGACAAATATTGTCCATAGTTGCTTTCCCATTGTGTGGTAAAGAATGCTGAGGCATTAGCCGAAATATTATTGGCGTCCAAATTAATCACGGTAATTTTGCTTGCATCAATCGTACCAGCTGTGAGTTTGGAAGCCGATAGGTCGGTAACCATCGCATCGTTTATAAATGCAGTGCCGCCAAAAACAATCGAAGAAGCGTTCAAATATATTTTGTCGTTTTGAATAAGTGTTGTGCCTGCTTGAACATTTATTTGTGCCAATAAACTATTGCCATCAATTGGTTTTGAAGAATAAGGGCTTGCGATTGATTCTTGAGCCAACTTTATTTCGGTTACATACAAATCAGCACTAGTTCCGGATGTACTAGAACCATTATTGTCGATTCGTACATATCCAGAAGCAACATCTGCAGGAACTGTAATGGTTACTGTATATTCATTAATCGCCGATACACTTGGAACAAGATTTTGCTTAGATTGTGCATGGTCATAAGCATTCGTGGAACTAGCTGAACGCGTCAATAGGAAAATATCCATTGATGTCTGGGCACTATTATGGAAGGCTTTTAACTGGACCGTATACGTAGCGCCTCCAGTTAAAGGAATGCGATCGCTGGTTAAATAAACTTCACCAATTCCTGATGTTGATAGTTTAAATAGGTTTCTAGTGCCATTAGCATAAAAGGAATGCTCAACTATAGAAACATCATTTGCAGTAGAACTACCCCAACCGGTTAAATCCGTCATGTCCGAAGTATTGGCTAAAAGATTTGGCGCACCAGTATTTTGCAAGGCAACCGTCCAAGCGGCACTTGTTTGAGACATGATCGATTTCGTTCCATCTAACCCCTGCATAAGTGTTGTTGCTTCTAAAGCAGTCAATAGTCCAGTACCCATGTTTCCATTACCATCAGTAACAAAATCAGTTATTGCTTCAACAGTTTGTGTTTGCAAACTTGTTTGACCAACATAAGGACCGGGAACATATGATCCTATAGTAGAGCCATTAACAAGCATAGGCATTGCAATACCAAGTTTTCCATTAGCACGAGCATCAAATAGCAAAGCTATATGAGTTGCGCCAGTAGGTATTGTCAAAGTTTGATTTTGTAATACGTAGGCTTGCCAACCGCTTCCAGATAAAGCAACTGCTCCGGCATATCCCATATCGGTACCAGCGTCATCAAGATATTGAATTTGGAAATAATTGGTGGAACCTGTAAATACATAATATGCAAAGCTTAGCGATACCGTTGGAGAAGTTGTACTATTCAAAGAATTGATAGGAATAGGTTGTGAAATTACTCTTGGACCAAGTCCAGTAGTAGAAGCAGTTATTTCCATAACGTTTTTCCCACTAACATTATGCAGATTGCTTAAAACTGTCCCAAGTGTTGCATTTTCCCATGTAATCCATCCACCGGTATCGGGATTAAAGTCAGAGTTCGCAATTAGGTTGGTTTGCCCAAGATTATTGACTTGCGTTTGTAATGTATTAAACGTGCTTGTCGACACAGTTTGACTAAATCCATTAGCCACTTGTTGCTGGTAACTAGCAAATGAATCATTAGATACCTTAGCCGCTATGGCACTTGCAGTCTGAGTTTGGTAAGTCGAGAAATCAGCCTCTGATACTTTTGTTGCTACTTCACTAGAGGTTATTAAGAGATCAGCTTCTGTAGCCATATCTTCCGGAGCTGGTGACCAAGTTGTTGGCTTGTTACCTTCTTCTACCTTAAAACTAGTAATATTAAAACCAGAGTTAGGAATACCATTTCCTTGAGCAACAAAATCTATGCTACTAGGTATCCCATTTGATGAAAAATTAACAATAAATGGAGCTGACATAAAATACTCTGTGTCGGATATTTGTCTGATTGTCCATACGGAATCAAATGAATATATGGAAGCTCCAGCTGTTGTCTGATTGTCATTACCCCACTCATTGGTAAAATTAAGCCGGAATTTAGGCATGGAAGTCTGATTAACTAAAGTAATAAAGAAACTTACTGTTAATTGATCACTTTGTCCATAAATTGACGAAACTAAGCCACTAGTGCTTTGTGTCCATGAACCATTTGAGTCATTAAGAACATTTATTGCATTTGAAGTTCCAAGCACGAGGTTTCTTCCACCAATTTGGAGGTTGTTAATACTAGTAACAGTGTCTTGAATAGAGTTAGCATTGACTGCAATTTGGGCTGAATTACTAGCAACAGTGTTTCCAAGGGAATTCAAGCTAGTTTGGTCTGCCTTTAGTGCGACTTCACTTTGGGTTTGGGTCAATTCTGTTGCATAGCTTGTAACAGCTACTGAATTGGCATTAGCAACAGCAACAGCTGAACTAGCAGCTGAACTAGCAAGAGCAGCACTAGCAAGAGCAGCGCTCGCTGAGGTTACGGCTTTAGTTGCGTTACTTGTAGCGGTACTTGCATTAGAGCTAGCACCACTAGCAGTAGTGTTGGCTGAACTAGCGGCTTGACTTGCAACGACAGCATTTGAAAGAGCACTAGAAGCAGATGCAACAGCGCTCGCTGCGGAAGCTTGAGCAATTGAAGCTGTGGAATTAGCTTGCGATGCTACAGTCTCTGTAACTTTAGTGGCAAAGAGTGACGGTGTTTGAGCAATCCACGAAGCTTGGCTTGATACCTCTGACCCAAGCGAATTAACGTTAGCTGATTCTGCTTTAGTAGCAATCATTGAAGCATTCTGAATGATTTGAGTTCCTTGACTGCCAACAGTCCCAGATAGTGAATCAACGGTAGATTGGCTGGCTTTAGTAGCTATCTCTGATGCATTTTGTGTAATATCTGTTTCAGCATCTGAAACTTTGCCAGTGAGTGTATCAACATCGGCTTGTGAAGCCTTTAAAGCTATATCACTTGTGTTCAAAGATATTTGAGTGCCTTGATTAGACACAGCAGACGATAACGTATCAACGGTTGACTGTTCAGCTTTTAATGCAACTTCACTTTGGGTTTGGGTAATTGCTGTTCCTTGAGCTGATACAGTGCCGTTTAAAGTATTGAAATCTGCCTGTGAAACTTTTGTGGCAATCATTGAAGCATTGCTAGTTATTTGAGATTGAACATCTTCCGGAGCTGGTGACCAATCAGTGGCTTTGTTGCCTTGTTCAAACTTCCAATTAGTTATTGTTATTGTGCCAACAAAATTATCAAATCTGAGCCCCACAATAGTTGCAGAAGTTCCAGACCAACTAGAGGGGACTGCGCCAGTAAATGAATAATGACCGGAAGTCTCAATAGTGATTTGCGTGCCATCAAAAGCCCATGGAGTATTATTCCATTGTGGTAATAAAGCTCCGCTAAGTGTGCTTCCAGATGGAACCGCAACTGTATAATCAAATGAAATTGTAAACGGGGTGCCAACACCCCACTGAGTAAACATTTGCCCAGAAGTTAGGGACGTGTTGTATACATAATTAACTTGATTCATGACGTTTGTACCAGTAACAACTTGAGAATTTGAGGTACCTGTTGAGTAGTTTCTACCACCAACTTGGAGGTTGTTAAATCCTGCTAAAGCTGCGCTAGCACTGTTAATTGCTACACCAGCGGATGTAAGAGCATTGTTTGCTGCTTGGCTTGCTTGACTGGCATTAGACGATGCACCAGTAGCAGTAATCATAGCTGTGCTTGCAGCAGAGAAAGCGTTACTTGCTTGATTTATAGCCTGACTGGCATTTGAATTTGCTTGGCTTGTAGCAACATCCGTAGCTGAAGAAAGTGAATTAACGTTATTATTAGCGGTTTGTGCACCAACAACAGCATTAGATGCTTCACTAAACGCGGCACTTGCTTTACTGCTGATATCAGCTATTTGCGGAGTAAGAGAATCATTCAAGTCATCAGTGTAGGATTTGGCGTCAGAAACAACAGAAGAAACTTTATTATCTATTTCCTGACCGGTATAAGTGCTGACTAGTTCTTTCCAATAGTACGTGCCAGTCGCGTCGTCATAGGAATATTGATAAATGTATTGGTTATTACCATCTGTTAAGAAGAACTTTTGCCCTAAAACTGGATCAGGGGGGTAACCAGCTGTAGGGTCGCCAGAGTATGAATCAGGTTGTCCCAAACCATTGATAATCGTATTAATTGCCGTGACTTGTTTTTGTACACCGCTAACTGCATTATCAGCAATACTAACCATTGCGCTAGTCAACGTCTGTTTTTGGCCAAACGTATATTCAACGTATTGTTTAGTAATGTCATCCCAAATAGTTTGTGTGACTTCTGCTGTACCACTAATTGCCAGCGGTTCATAGTTCGTTGGGACAATATCGCCTAATTCGATTGGTTGCTCGTTCGTTCCTTGATATTCAAGTGACTTCGATAAATCAATAGCCGTTACTGTCATATTGGCAGTTGGCTTTCCAACTTCGTTATCAGATAAATATTTTTGCGCCAATGCTTTTAATTGGGCGTCGGAATAAGCGTATTTACCTTGTTTCTCATCAGCACTAGCGTCAGACGCATAGAACTGGTCAGAGAAATCAACGGGCAACGTGATTGGATAAGGATATTGATTGGCATAACTACCTGCTTGAATATAATCACTACCAGATAAGACGTGAATAATATCAACACTACTATCACCAGATGGTTGAGAAACTGTCGCATATGGAATGATGGAATTATAAATCGTAGATATATCAGATTCTTGTTCAATCGTTTGAATATTTCGTCCATAAGACAGAATACCGTTAACAGTTTTTCCCATCCTCTGTAAAAGACTGATATGGTAATTATCAAATTTATATTCACCACCCCAGACATCAAGAATGGATCCTGTTGTACCAGCTAAAGCGTCACTAGCATGCTGAAAATCAGCCAGTGTGAAGGCAGTAGAATTTTGAGTAGCAATATCGGAATCAACCACAAAAGGCGTATTGATAGCTAAATTATTCTTCCAAACAGTTAAAGCACCAGTTGCGTCTTGGTTATTGATAGTGACTGTTGGCTGTTTTAAAGAAATATCTTTAGTCAGACTCAAACCAACTTGTTCGGCATAAACATAAATTCCGGTCGGAATAGAAACACTTGATCCACTTGATGTTTGCAAAGATTGGCTGCCATCATTAAATCGCTGAACTTTTTTGATAATAAAAAGCTGGTTCTTCAATGAAGTACCAGCGTCAGCTTTGATTAAACGATTTTCAAGCAGTTCCTTAGATAATAGACTATCGTTTGGATAAAGCATTTCTAAATAAAATTCGCCATTAACTGAATTCGTGACTTGTATACCAACGGCGTCAGATAGAAAACCAAGTCCACCACCAACCGCTTGTGAAACAGCTGTTCCGGACTCATATAAAACTGCCATTAAATCACCTCCTTCCAATTGGGAACTAGTTGTACAGACCAGCCACTTGTCCAAGATAATGTATTCAATCCTGACTTTAAGATTGGAAATACTTCGCTAGTCATCGTTGAATAAGCTGGTTGGCCATTCAAATCCATTACAGTTTGTTTTTCAATATCAATCACCAATCCACCATTCACATTTTGAAAGCCCATACCGATGCCATTGATCGTTAAGGATCCGTTTCCAGAACCTGTAATTGTATAAATAGGCGAAGCCGAGTAAGCAGTTGGATTCGTTAGCGAAGCACTGGCAGCTATTTGTGTTTGACCAGACTTGAGAAATTTATAGGGGTAAAGAAGGAACGGAACAGTAAAATTTCCAGATAAAGCATTAGTCTTTATTATGTCAAAACCAGACTGAATCATAGCCCTGAAAAAATAATCAGGGAATAAATCAAGTTCCAATTGTGACCAGCTATTAGTTGAAAAAAGCCAATTAGTAATTGCATTAATGTAATCTGTAATTGACTTTGTATCAGACATTTTCCGCAAAAATACTAGATCAAAATTTTGTGAAACGGGTTTTAATCTTTCGTTGTCAATTGTGACATATCCATCTCTTCCAGGTATTTCAATTTGAGTGAGGTCTCTTTCCGGCTTGGAAAAAGTAATAGCGTCTGCTAAAAAAAACACATTAAAGTTATCAGAACTAATACCGTTCCAAGTCATAATTCTTTCAGTCATTTAAAGCCCCCTCGATGTCTGCAAATTAATTTGTCCGAGTGCTTGATTAATTTTTCGATAATTAACACTGGTTTTTTGTTCGCTATTTTTCTTTGTTTCCCCCAATATTGCTTCAAGCAAATTAGTAACCAATCCTGTCAATTGATTATTTTGGCTAAGCAATGACTCCATTTTGGAATTATCAGTTGTCGAAACTTGATTACCAGTTATCTGATTAGCTTGTTTTAATAACTCAACAGCCCTTGATCGTTTGTTCTGACCCAGTGGGACAGCCATTTCTATACCATCTTCACCAAAAATAGAAGGCGTGGTGGCAATTCCACCATTCGCATAGCCGTGACCTTGACCCAAATAATAAAGAGTTGAGCCGTAACGGCCTTTAGCATAAGACAATGCCGCAAGCAAGTTATCATAACCGTTAAAAATATCTTTATGGCCAGGAAAAGCGTGGGCGTTAAACGTAGCTGAAATCGTCTGCATCAAGCCTTTAGCCAGATCACCGGAAATCGTATTCGCATCGGTATAGCCATGTTGAGTAACGGTTGGATTGCCACCTGATTCGGTTTGAATCTGACGCAATACCTTGTTGACCATTTCTGCGCTGGTTGATAAACCGTTAGCTTTTAAAGCTCTTTTGACATCGTCTGTCCAGCGAAGCACACTTGTACCGGTCGGGTTTCCGTGTTGTCCTCCACCATCTTCATCCGATCCAGAAACTAACTTACTAAGAAAACTACCAATGCTCTTAACTCCACTATCAACCATGCCTTTGGAAATCTGGTGACCAGCGTCACCGACTTCTTCAATTGAGTTGATATTAAAGGCTTTTGACGCAATGCCTTCCAAAGTTTTAACAGGGTCAGTGAGTTTAGACAGTACCTTTTCGGCAGCATCGGAAATATTATCAAAAATATTCGAAGCACCTTTACCGACAGAACTAATAAACGATGAAAGGCTATCAGTCCCAGACGCATAACCTGGCATCGTTTTGCCAAGACCACCACTAAACAACTTTGCTGTATCTTTAGCGTTTAAGATGTGGTCGCCTGGATTGAGGTCGACTATTTGAGCGCCATGAGTTCCAACAAAATCAACTTTGCCGGAATAAGGTTGATACCTGGCTTCAATGCCAGCTTCACCAACTAGCGCCCGTCTAGCACTATTATGGCTAGTTCCAACTGAATAAGCCGGCATGTCCATTGGAGAGTAGCTGTAGCTTTGGTTACTTGTTCTAATACCCTTTTGGCCAAAGAATTTAACAATTCTGTTGAAGAAACTAGAAATTCCTTTCCAAATCCCTTGTAAACCACTACCTTGCCTACTGCTGGCTTTCATTGAACCGTTAGCTTGGTTAACAGCATGCGTGACAACACCATGAGATTGATCTTTAGCATTTTGTACTATTTGTTTCTTTTGATCTCTTGCATGGCCAATTGTGGTATCATGTTGCTTTCTTGCCGCATCATCGGTATCATTTTGCTGTTTTTGAGCTTTGGCAACAACGCCGTTATATTGATCCCAAGCGGATTGAACAGTTTTATTTTTTTGGTCTTTAGCCTTGGCTATTGCATCTTTGCGCTGTGTTTCAGCCCACTTAGAATTACCAGCAAACTGTTTCTTAGCCGCACTAACGGTCTTGTTATATTGATCGTCAGCTGCTTTAATCGCTTCTTTTCTTTGATTTGCAGCAGCTTTAGTAACTTCGTTGTATTGCTTATAAGCGGCCTTAAAAGTATCTTTTTCTTTTTTATCGGCTAATTTAACAGTTTCCTTATATTCTTTTTCAGAATCATTAACGGCTGTTTGTAGTTGCTTATTGGAAAGTTTGCCTTTATCTTTAGTAAGCTTTTCCATTATGGAAGTTTGCTTAGTTGCAGATAATTGAATCTTTCCAGTAAGGGTGGTGTGAAGTTTGGCTTCGGCCACAGTAGTAGAAGTGGCATCTTTTAGGGTCAACTTGTTAATAGATGATTTTTCTTTACGCTCTTCTTCAGCAACGGCTTTAGACTTATTCTTTTCGTCCTTTTGAACCTGTACGGAATCTATCCCGTAACGGTTCTCATCTTGAATAATTTTTTTACTCCACTTACTTTTAGTGGAACTAATCTTTTTATTCCAAGTTTCTTCAAGCGACTGGCGTTGTTGAGCATAATACTTAGTTACGGCAGTTCGATCAGATTGGCTCATCTTTTCAAACTTCGAACCTGCCTTGCCTTCGTTTTGAATGTCTTGTAAACGTTTTGTATATTCTGCTTTGGTTAAATCACCGTTTTTATAAAGTAACTTAACATCGTCTGTATCACGCTTTTGTTTTTTTGCGTAATAATCTTTGGCTTCTTTATCAAGCTTGCTATAAGCCGATTTTGTACTAATCTTAGGCGGTTTTAATTTAGTCTTGGATAAGCCTTTTTGAATCTGTTTGCCAAGCATTCCACCTAATTTATCGCCACCAAGTGAACCGATGCCGGCTCCGATAGCTGTTCCGATACCAGGCAAAATAGCCGTTCCAATTGCTGCGCCGGCTGCTCCACCGGCAAGGTTTCCGGCAAAAGAACCGGTTTTAGTACCGACATTCTTTTTATTCATGCCGATCAAATCAGTAGAAGCGCCGACTAGGTCTAATATTCCAGTGCCGCCAGCTAAAAGCTTACCGGCTTTAGTTAAGCCTCCCAGTTTACCTAAAAGACCTAATTTACTGGTATCTTTGGCAACTGTACCGGCTTCTTCGGCAACTTTTCCATCCTTAGCAACGTCTTCGACTTCATTAACATCTTTTGAGACTTTGCCACTGGCCGAAGAGGTTCCTAAAGAACTACTGCCTTCGGCTGATGAAAGATCATTGTTTTCGGCAAGAACTTTATTTTGTTCTTTTAAGGCGGCTGTTTCTGATTTAATGCCAAAGACTTTAGCAGCCCACTTAATCCCATCACCGATCTTGTCAAAGGTCTTTAAAGTAGTATTAACAAACCCGATACCGGTGTTAACTGCTCCGAAAGCTTTTGATAAAAGAAAAATGCTTGCGGCTGTTTTAGCAACTGCTTGCGGGTGGTCGGCAACCAATCCCATAAAAGGTTTAAGCAATGTGTTAGCAATGCCTAAAGAATCGATTAGAACTCTAAAGCCTTCACCGCCCATTTCCTTAGTCATCTTAAAGAAATTAACTATTTCAGGTGCATTTTTAGCAATATCGTTAGAAACATTCGTGATGCCTTTTGCAATTCCGTTTAAGCCGTTATTTAAAGTATCCGGGACAGATTTAAGGTTATAGGCCTTTGCAAAGGCCTTTGTGATCGTGTTAAAACCTTTTTCAGCCGATTCACCAATTTTAGCGAACTCGGTATCGACTTTCTTTTCAGAAACCCACTTGGAAACAGCCCCGTAAATCGGGTTTTGAGCTTGCATGATCGGTTTCTCAATATCACCAATCAAGGCCGGGACACGAGCTTTAATAGTTCGTTCCATGCCGACCATCGTTTGAAGCATATTATCGGCAGCTTTATCGTACTTGCCAGAACCCAATTCATTGAAGACGTTTTCAATATCGGAAGCCGAAATCTTACCGGCTTTAGCCATTGCAGTTAAGTCGGAAACCGTAACCGTAGAACTCTTATGCGTAGATGCGGAAGCGGCGGCAGCATTTGCAGCATACTCGGCATTATTTTTAATGGCCTGTTTGATTTCGGAATTAGTTACCTTATGGCCTGCCTGAATTTGTTTCTGAAAGATGCCAAACTGCTGAGTGCTAATTATGCCCTTTTGAACATAAGTCTGTAAGTCTTGGGTGCTATTAGTCGTTCCGTAGTGGATTTGATTAAACAGATCAACCATTTTCGTGTTATAAGCACTAACTTGTTTGGTTGTTGCCTGTCCGGTCGATGTGGCTGTTTTACTGGTTTCTTGTAACTTGGTTTCATATTTAGCCAGGTTTTCACGAAACATCGGAAAATATTGAGAAATCTGGTTCAGCATTCCGGCGTTGGCTTTACCACGGGACAAACCGTTAACCATGTCTTGTGTAACTGATTGAATTTGTTGAGAATTCAAGCCAACGGCATCGGCCATGTTCAACATCGACTTAGTCATCTTGTCTGATTCAGTCTTGCTAGAGTGTAAGTGATAGAAACCTTGCTCTAGTTCGTTAACTGTATCAGTAGCTTGCCCAGTTTTAACAGACAAGTCGTTAATGGTTTTAACCATTGCGTTGGCTGCGCCTGAACTACCAGTTAAAGTTAGCCAAACGGCTTGCATTTTCTGCTGTTCTTTATCGTAATCAAGACCGGCATCGATAGCGTCTCTTATATGATTAGTTATCGACTGAAAAGCGTTAGTTATTCCAGCGGCAACTAAATGAGCCCCAACAATTTTAGCGAATAAATGATTAGCCCTGTCGGTCTTCTCATTCATTGTGTCCAATTTGCTGGTTATTCCATTAAATAGGCCATCACTTGATCTTTTTTCAGTCTGGCCACGCAACTCCCGAATCTTATTGGTGGCATTTGCCATCTTGGCAGCTGTTTCATTAACACGAATAGTCTGTTTGGCGATTGCTTCGGAATTATCGCCTTCGGCAGTTTTTAACTTATTAAGTTCGTCTTTTTGCTTTGAATATAAGTCGCTTAACTTGGATTGCTGGTCTTTTAAACCGCTAATCTTGGTTTTCGTGGCTTCGGCTTGTTTGCCCTCGGCTTCTAACTTATCAACATAAGAATTAGTAAGATCGGTTGACTGCTTAATCGCATCGTTAAGCTTAGCAATACCAGACTCTTGATAATCAAGCGATTGTTTGGCTTTTTCTTGCTGGTTGGTTAAAGAAACAAGTTTTGTGTTCGCACGGTCGTATTGAGTTTGTAGCTTTTGGTACTGATCAGAATTTTTAGAAGTCGTTTGGGCTTCTTGTTCCATGGCAGTTTTTAAGCCACTTAATACGTCCTTTTGTTTTTTAACAGTTTCAGATAAGCCATCGTAACGAGTTTCGGCAGCCTTTAAGGAATCACCAGACTGTTTTAAGATTGCTTCGTTTGCTTTCCAGGCGGCCGTATTTGATTGTATTTCAGTCTTTAAAGACTTAATCGATTGAACCGCTTCGGCAGTATCTAGCAAAACCTTATTGGCTGCTTCTCTACTTATATCTACCATGCTTATCCTTTCCTTAACTGTTTAATGATTTAAATAATTCCAACGGATCAATAATCTTGTCTTCTTTACGAGAATTGAAGACTTCGATCAGATCGTAAAAACTTGCATTTTCAATATCTGAAAATGATAAATGCAACTCAACTAAACACTGTTTTTCAAAAAGCAAAATATCGTTCAGTTGGTTGCCTGCGTTCATTAGCCCTTCTCGGGCACTGATTTTTTTGTTTTACCAGAACTTATAATTTCGTCATAATCTTCTTGAGTAACTTGAGGGTTGTTAATTCTAAACTGGGCTTGCCCTAACAATTCGCCTAGCTCAACTGGTGAAAGTTCTTCAAGTTGGTCTTTCTCTTTTTCATCTAAGCCAAATAATTCAGATAGACCAGAAATCAATTGGTCTAGTTGCTTATCTTCGCGTTCTGAAATCTCAATCTTTTCTTGAATACGCTTAATTTCAAGTTCATTAATTTGTTCAGGTGTCATGTCGTCTGTTTTTGGTTCAGGCGCTTGTGGCTTGGCACCATCAATTTGTGCTTGAAAAGTCATACGCATCATTTTCGAAAGTGCCTTAATGTTTTTTGTTGAATCCTTAAAAGTAAATTCCTTTTTTAACTGTGGGATTGTTAATTTAATTTTCATTTTTTATTCTCCTTATGAGCATTAAAAAAAGATGCTCTTAACGGCTACCCAACGGAGAATGGTTGAATAGCCTTTAAGAACACCCTTTCGGATATTCCAATATTTAATTAGCCTGCTGATTGAGCAGCTGCAGCATAGCCTTGAAATACATCGGCTAACATAATGTCTTGTGTAAAGCCTGTTTCGTTTGAATACCAAAGCTTACCAGGATTATTATTCCAGTCGGGATTGTCCAATGGTGAATAAGTCAAGTTGTCATCATTCCGTGTATCCGTTGTCGTATCAGTCCCGTTATTAAAGTCAGGATTGATAATCTCGCCTTGACGAAAACCAAAATAAACCTGTCCATCTTCTGCAAGGGCATCTGTTGTAATCAACATGGCGACTTTTGGCTTGTCGCCTTGTGTATAGCCACCTTTACCATCAGATACTTGACCCAAAATCTTCATCAAAATATCATGCGGCAAAGCATTAAAATCCAAAGCAACTGAAGAATCGCCTTTTGTGTGCTGTAAATCAACAACGCGGTTGTTGCCGTACACCTTGGTTGAAGCCGCTTCAAGACCAGTAATGTTAGCTGTCTTAGCACTGAATACGCCAGAGTCAACAGCATAAACACCGTTGGCTGACAACCCTTTTGTTGCATCAGCCAATATTTTTCCATCTGCTCCCAAAAGAGCCATTTGAACGAGTTTTAAACCTACTGTAGCCATTAGCTACCTCCTAATAATTTGTTATGTGATACGTATATGGCTTTAATAGCCTGACCGGTATCGGGGTCTGTATAACGTGCGTCAGAATTATCAATAAACCAGTTGTTGTGTATGAAGGCTTTTAACAAAGCAACTTCACAAGCGTCTGCGTCCTGATTGAAATGATGCGAATAAAAAAGACGTATTTCTACGCCTTGATGTATTTCTGAAAAATCGTCATTGCCGTAAGTTGTTGGCGAGTTTTCGTTTTCCGTTACTAGACAATCGGTTGAATCCGTGTCATTTAAATGTTCTTCGGGTATTACAAAAGGATAAACATTGTCTATCCAGGTAAGATTAGTGGTTTTAATAATTGCCACTGCGTCAGATACAGAACTCATACGTCATCTAATCCTTTCTGATGAAGGATTTTTTGAAATTCTTCATTTTCTGCTTGAAAAATAGCAGGTTTAGAAGCATTTCTAACTTTATCAAGGAAATCATCGCCTCTAATATATTTAGTCCCATCATTTAGAAAACGGGCTATATAGCCTTTTTTAGGGTCAAAACCAACCGTTGAAGTTCCATCAACTTTCCCATCAACATTAGTTGGAGTTTCTATTACAGAATCGGCCAAATGCGGATCTTCACCTGTTTTTCTATGAGTATAGTGGTGAGACCTCACATAGTCTTCCATATTCTTTTTTAAGACTTTCGCTCCAGCTTCCGTAATTTTGGCTTGGTCTTCTACAGGCTGGTTATAAGCCTCTTCTAAATGGTCAGCCCATTCACCTAAATCACTAATACTAGCCATTTTTAGTCGTTCCTTTCAGCGTGATAGCTTTAAGTGTCAAAATGTCAAAAGCATTTAATGCACCAGAATCATCAGGTGAAACTGAGACTATATTGTATTGATTGCTCTGACTATCCTGGAATAACAAAGGTGGTTTAATACTTGGATCGTGTCTAATAACAATATCGATCGTGTCTTGTAAATCCGTCCCGTAAATTTGATACGTCTGATTCATTGTTCGAGTACGAACGGCATACCAGCGAGAAAAAGAAGCAACAAACTGCCTCGTTGAACTGCCAGTATTTGGATTAGTAACAGTCTCAACTGATCCAAACTGACCACGCTTATTAAGTGAAAACGGATTAATCGCCATCGTTATCACCTGTGTCGCTATTGGAAGCGTTTGTTTCTAGAGATAATTGCCAATCTTCCCACATCATCCTTAATTGATGAATGATACTATCTGAAACCAAAGGTACGGGAGTAGCAGAAACATTTGTTAACGCATCTCTGTTTGTGTAATACGCACTTGCAAGAGCAATTGTGGCCGTATCAAATAACGGAGATACATCAGAACGGGAATAAAAAGTTTTATTGGCATCGTCTGCGCCAATTGCATTAGTCAAATAGGCAACAGCGGCTGTTATATAACCTTGAAGTAGGGCATCGTCCGTATCAGCATCAACACGTACAGAATTCTTTAAATCCGCTAATTGAACTGTCATAAATTACCCTTTCCAACAGGCTTTTCACCCTGTTCGTAAGTTTCTAAGCCTTAGTCGCTATAAAAATAATCAACTTGCAGATGAACTAGAGCTTGCAGCGAAGTTAGCTTGCTGGTCAGCAATTGCAGTGAACGAACCAGCAACAAAGGCTTCAGTATCAGTCGGTTCAACATCGAAACGATCGATAACACGGATCTTCGTCTGATCTTTCTCAAATGAACCAGCGCCAATGTTTGTAGAGAGCAATTCCATGTTTTCACGGTCGAACAAAGTAACGGCTTGTGAAAGATCACCATAATACAGAGGATATTGTGGAGCTGAAGCAGTTCCGGCAGATGGTAGCCAACGGTCAGAAATCATAACAATTGGATGACCAAGCATTGTCATACCCATACCTGCTTGGTTGTTTGGCTGGATCAAGTAGTTACCAAAGGCATCCTTGACTTGATGTAACTTAGCGCAACCAGAAACATTAGTCATAAATACAGAAGTATTGATGATTGCAGGGTCGACAGAAGTATCAGCAAGGTTGATAACATCATCGAACTTGGCAATAGATGGCTTGCCAGGCAAAGCAGAAACGGCACTCAAAATCTTTTGGTTACGAGTAACAACAACTTTACGTGCAATCCAGCTTTCAAGCCAAGCAAGAATATTTTCATCAGTGTCTTTCAACAGAGAATTAGTAACCGTGTTGATCCCAGCATAACGATGGATAGCGTAAGAAACTTTAGTCAAACGAGGATCATCGTTGTCACCAATCGTTGCGGTCTCATCATCCAAGTCGGCCAATGGAGTAACATC